CTGAGTGCCGCGCACCCCGATTTTTCGCACATTTATACATTTATACATTGGTTAAATCTCGCCTTGCCCTTTCGACGGCATCGGTTAAAATGTACAAATGCACCTGTTAACACAAAGGGAGTTTTCGCTGCTCGCCGCCTGCTCCGACGCGGCGGTGTCCAAGGCGATGACAGCCGGCCGTCTCGAGCGCGCGTCCCACGATGACGGGAGCACGGGCATCGACCCCACCTCGTCGAGCTCGCGGCTCTTCATCGAGTCGGTTGCGGCCCAAAAGATTGCCGACCTCGCCGCGGGGGGTACGGGCAGGAACCGAGGAGGGCGGCCTCGAAGCGCCACGCCGCCAACCCAGGCGCCGCGCAAGACACCGAGACCGGCAGATCCGTCGGCGGCACCGTCACCCATCCCCGCCGCAGAACGGGCCGCAATCGTGCCGACCGCACCTCGTGTCACCGCACGGGGATCAACCGGCCTCGACCGGGTGGAGGCTCGCGACGATGAGATCGCCCTCAAGGTCGAGATCCTGCGGACCAAGGTGGGCCGCGATAAAAAAGCCGACTGGCGAGACGACCGCCGCACCGCATCGACCGCTCTCGTCCGTGCCGTTTTCGGAGAGGTAGAGGGTGCACTCGGTGAGAATTTCCGCACGCTCCCCGACCGCACTGCCGACGAGCTCGAGGCGATGGGCGCCGCGGGTGCGCCACGGGCAAAGTTCGCCGATTTTCTGTCCTCCGAGATCGACCAGGCCATGAAGGCGATGGTCAAGCAGCTCAAGATCTCAACCGTCAAGATCTGCGCCGAGGCCGACGATGGACTCAGTTGACGGCGTCCGCCTCGCGCCAGGCGCAGCCGCCGAGGCGATACGAGGTACCCGAGAGCGGATCCGAAAATCGACAGAGTCCACGATCCTCGGATGCCTCGACGCGCTATGGGTAGATCTGCCCGTGCTGACCGTGTCACAGTACGCCGAGAGGCGCCGCGTCCTCCCACCCGGCACGCCGTTTCCGGGCCCGTGGGCGAACACACGCACACCGTACCTCGTCGAGCCGATGGACAACATGAGCCCGTCATCCACTGTCCAGCGCACCGTGATCGCCAAAGGTGCGCAACTCGGGTTCACGGCGGCCGCCGAGAACGTGACCGCCTATTGGATGGACGCCTCCCCCGCCGAGATCCTGTTCGTCTCCGCAACTGAAGAGCTCCTCCGCAAATGGGTCACAAAGCGCCTCGAACCGACGATCGACTCGTGTGGATTTCGCCGCAAGATCGCCGCACAGGGCGACGTCCAGCAGAAGCGCCGCACTGGCGACCGCGTGTTTACAAAAGAATTTCCGGGCGGCACGCTCGACATGGCGAGTGCCCAGGCCGCTGCGTCCCTGCGATCCGACTCCAAGCGCGTCCTCATCCGCGACGAGATCGACGGCGCCCCGGCGCAACTCCGCACGGGTGAAGGCTCATGGCTCGACGTCTCCTATGTCCGCACAAACGCATGGGGATCGCGCCGCAAGGTGCTTGACTTCTCCACGCCGACGACATTTGACGAGTCATCGGTGTGGCCTGAGTACCTCGCCGGCGACTGCCGGAAATACTCGGTGCCGTGTCCGCACTGCGGCACGTTTCAGTTCCTCACCTGGGATGGCGGGCCCAATGGTGCGGGCATTAAGTGGCGCACGTCATCCGGATCGACCTCGGTGCCGGATGCGCCTGGCACGGTTGCACACGACGACGAGGCGCCGGCGCGTGGTCACGTCGTCGAGGTATGGTACCAGTGCGAGCACTGCAAGGGCGCGATCAAAAATCACGACAAAGGCCGCATGTTGCCGCTCGGCGTGTGGCAGCCGACGGCGATCTCCGAGTCGCCGACGTTGCGATCCTATCACCTATCGTCGCTCTACTCGCCAGTCGGTATGCTCTCGTGGGAGGAGCTCGTCGCGGCGTACATCAAGGCGCAGAACACGCCCGACGGCATGCGGAGCTTTGTCAACCTCTACCTCGGCGAGCCGTACCGGGAGCAGGGGCAGCGCCCGAACGTCGAGAAGATCGTCGACCTCCGCGGAGGGTACCGGGCCGGCACCATCCCCGACGCCGGCGTGCTGTTCCTCACGATGTCGGTCGACGTGCAACAGGGGAGCGAGCGCGACCCGGGAAACCCGCCGCGGCTCGAGGTGGAGGTCTGCGGACACGGCGCCGGCTATCGATCGTGGTCGATCCAGTATTACCGCATCCCTGGCGCGATCGGGAATCCGCACGCGGGAGCGTGGGCCTCACTCAACCAGATGGCGATCGACGGTGTGTTCCGCTACTCGCGCGCCGACGGCCGTGTGTTCGTACCCGTGAGCACGCTCATAGATTCGGGAGACGGGACGAACATCGACACGGTGTACACGTTCACGGCGGGGTGGCGAAACACGTACCCGTGCGCCGGCTCCGCGCTCTTGAAGAAGAAGCAGGACGTGGGCGCCGACGACATGAGCCGCGCGAATTTCGACCGATACCGAGCGACGCGACAGCATGGCGATGCGACCCTCGTACAGGTGAGCACCAACTATTACAAGCACCTGATCTATAGGTCGCTGGCGATCCCTCGAAACGACACTGGTGAGCAGGCGCCCGGGTTTTGCGCGTTCCCACAGGACTATCCGCGATCGTTTTTCGAGATGCTCACCGCCGAGGAGAAGCGCGCCGACGGCTCGTTTTACTGCCCAAGCGGCCGACGCAACGAGGCGCTCGACCTGCGGGTTTACAACCTCGCGGCGCGCGACTTTTTCATCGACGCCAAGATCGCCGAGTTGCGCGAGGCGTACCAGACGCGGGGCGCGACGAAGCAGCAATTGGCCGAGATCCGTTCTCCTGCCGTGTTACAGATGCTCGCCGACGCGACCCGCCCGACATCGCTCAAGCGTGCGGTGTAAAAAACGGCCCCGCAACTTTCGCCACGGAGCCGCCCACAGGGGAGGTGGGAAGTCAAATATCTTTCCGTCTTGCTAAATTGTCAACTTGACTTTTGACAAATCGGCAACCTCGGCGCACAATCGACGCGATGGCATACCTCTCGACAGCGACACACACCAGGATCGTCGCGCAACTTGCGCGCATCGAAGCGCAGATCGCCGCGGCCGATGCCGCTATGCTTCGGCTCGTCGCAGGCGAGATCGAGAGCTTTTCGCTCAACACCGGCGAGGGGACGCAGTCGTCGAAGCGGTGGGATGCGGGAAACATCTTGACGCTCATCTCGAGACTTGAGCAATACGCCGAGAGTATTCGGCAGCGCCTCAACGGCAAGGGGATCGTGAACATGAACGTGCGCCGAAAAGAGGGCATGTGAGCGTCCTGTCGACCATCAAAGCCTGGTTCGCGGACACGTCCGAGCGTGCCGGATACCCCGCGATCGGCGACGCCTCGCGCGGTCGCATCTCGGCCGGCTCCTACCACGACAACCGCTCTCGCTCCGGCGGGTATCTCGACGACGGATCGAAGTGGGCGTACGGACTCGGAAGCAGCGGCCGAGGACCGATCATCGACCACGCCACCATGCGCGCGAACGCCCGGAGCGCGATGCACGACAGCGCCGCGGCCCGCTCCATTGTCGAGAGGTACGAGCAGATGGTGGTCGACACCGGTGTCCGCGTCGAGTGCGCGCCGATGTCCGAGCTCCTCGGCATCACGCCGGAGCAGGCTGAGATCTGGGCGACCGACGTCGAGCAGCGGTTTCACCTCTGGGCGAGCTCGAAGCTCTGCACGGCCGCCGAGGACATGACCCTCTACCAGGCGCAGCGGTACACCATGCGCGCCCGCAAGCGGGATGGGGAGTATTTCGTCCGGTGCTACTACCAGTCGCGCCGCGATCTCCTCAACCCGCTGCGGATCGGTTTCATCGATCCGAATCAGATCATGGGCGACGCCCTCACCGACACCGGGTGGCCGCGCACTGCGGTCGACGGAATCAGGCGCGACGACGTGGGCCGCGAGATCGAATATTCGGTCGCGGTGCAATCACAGGACGGAACGATTAGATACGAGAAGATCCCGGCCGTGTCCGCGCGATCGGGCTTGCCACTCATGCTCCACGGGTACGCACCGGAGTATGCGGGGCAGTCGCGCGGGTTCTCGGCGATCGGCCACGCGATTCACGAGTTCGAGATGCTGACGGACTTCACAGCCGCCCAGATCAAAAAGGCGATCGTCCAGTCGTCGATCTCCATGTACGTCAAACCGAGCGACAGCGCGCCCGCGCTAAACCCGTTTTCCGATATGGGTAGCGGCCCGTCGAGCGGGTTCGCCGCGCCGGTTGAGCCTGACACCTCGGCGTTGAGCGACGACACCGTGGCGTACAGCCAGATCAACGACGTGAACCTGCGCCCGGGATCGGTCGGTGTGTTCAACCTCGCCGAGGGTAGCGACCTCCTGCCGTTCCAGGCGTCGGCCCCCGGGGACACGTTTCCCGCGTTTGTGCAGGCGTTCACCGGCTACCTCGCCGCGAGCGTCAACATGCCGCCCGAGGTGATGTCGCTTAAGTTCGGATCGTCGTTCTCGGCGATGCGCGGCGTGCTGATCCTTTTCTGGCGCACCGCCTGTATTGAGCGCGACGAAGAGGCGAGCGATTTCTACAACCCGATCTTCCGCGCGTGGCTGTCGGGCGAGATCGCCACGGGTCGCGTGTCGGCGCCGGGATGGTCCGATCCACGCATGCGCGCGGCGTGGTGCCAGTGCGCATGGAACGGGCCGCCCATGATCAACATCGACCCGAGCAAGACGGCGAACGCGGATCAGATGTATGTCGAGATGGGCGCGGAGACGCTCGACCAGGTGGCGCGCAACTTCAACGGCTCGTCGGGCTCGGCGAACCGCGCGAAAAACAAGCGCCAGATCCCGGAGTTGACCAAGGTGCCATGGGGCGGCAGCGCGGCGCCCCCGCAGTCGGCGGGAACAGGTCGGCCGTCGCCGTTCGCTCCGAAATCTGAGACGCCCGACGCCGAAGACGACGCGCCAGAAAACGAAGATGACACCGACGCCGAGAACAGCGGCGACAGCGAGGAGTAGATCATGGCAAGCCCGGTATTAGTAGCGTGTGCCGCGGACGTCTGGACGAAAGTCGCGACGGCGATCACCTCGGCGCAGATTTTCTTCGAGGCCGCGTCACCAGGTCCCATCCCTAGTTTTTTCAGAGTCACATACCGGGCAACAGGTGAGGCCGCACCTGTCAACGATCTCGGCGTGATCGTCGCATGTGGATCGAACAGCGACGGTGGGCAACCCTCCTACAGGGCTGAGCACCTCGAGCCTGTCGACGTGTATCTGTTCCCGGTCGGTGGCCCCGGCCTCGCGACCAGGCACTCCCCGTTTGGCACCGGCGCGGTGGAGACAGGCGCGGAGATCGTGTGCTCCGAGGTTGCGATTGTCGCGGCGCCCGTCGGAGGGATCAACGTTCCAGGCGATGACGGGATCGTGATGGACGGCTATTCGTCGATCGGACTCCAGGTGTACCTCAAGGGCGGACAGAGTGTCGCCCACGTTGACCGAGTGTTGACCGCGAAGATCCAGGGCAGCGACGACGCAATCGCCGGAGCCGCTCGCGTATGGGTCGACCTCGCCGTCGGATACGATCTCGCCGCGAACGCAACGGCCGCGACGTGGGTGTCGACGGGGCTCACCGCCAAGTCGACGCTCATCGACCTCGAGGGCTATTTGCATTCCCGCATCCGCATCAACTATTCGTTCGACGCCGCACCTCACGCAGACCACCCCGGATCGGTGATCATCAACTCGAGGAGTCGGTAAGATGCGCGCAGCATGCAAGGCGAGTAGCGCAGAGATCACAACCATCGACACCAACGTCGACTCGATCCTCTCCGAGGTCGAAATACTCGAGGATCATTTTCACAGCGCGTGCGAGGTGTATCCGAAAAACAACGGTGTCGCTCCGTTCGAGGCCGGCGTGTCACTCCCATGTGGGGGCGTTGGTGCCGGCGTGTTCGGGGTTGCAACGGAGATACTACCCGCTGTGGCGACTGCAAGAGAATTCGATATCCACTGGATCAACATGGAGGTCTTGCCGGCGAACGCGACGTATGAACTCGTCGTCTACAATGCTGCCACCGAGCTCGGGCGCGTGAGGTTCACGAGGCTGAACAATAACGAGGCAGTCAACGGTGTCCCGTTCGTGATGACGCGAGTTCCGGCAGGGACCGCGATCACGGCGAAGTGTTGCAACTCTGCAAACGACGCTGGCAACCTCGTGATCTCTGTGTTCTACCACCAGTACTAAGAGGAGGCGTTTTGAAAAACTATCCTCACATCCTCGCCGAGATCGCGCGCACGCCGTGGGCGATGACGCAGTCGGCAGTTGCGGCGGTCAATCGCGCCGCTCGCGGTGGTCTCGACGCCTCCGATTACCCGACGTTCCACGGCGCGACAATCGAGGAGCGCGGAGGATTGGAGGCGCTCGTCGGCATGAACACGATCGGCGACGGGATCGACGGTCACCGAGAAGACGGGATTGGCATCCTCCAGATCAACGGTCCTATCATTCCGCGCGGTGACGCGATGACGGCGATGAGCGGACTCACGACGATCGACACGCTGTCGCGCAAGTTCTCAGCGCTCGTTTCCGATCCCTCGGTGCGCCGCATCGTGATCGTCATCGACTCTCCCGGCGGCGCCATCACAGGGATCTCCGAGTTTGCGTCCATGGTCGCGAACACAGGGAAACCGACGACGGCCTACGTTTACGGCATGGCGGCGAGCGCCGCGTACTGGATAGCCAGCGCTGCCGACGAGATCATCGTGGGCGACACTGCGATGGTCGGCTCGATTGGCGTCGTCATGTCCATCCCGCCGAAAGGTGAGGACGAGGCCGTCGAGTTCGTGTCGTCGCAGTCGCCGCTCAAGCGCCTCGACATCGAAACCGACGAGGGCGCCGACGAGGTGCAGCGAATGGTCAACGACCTCGCCGACGTGTTCATCGCGACCGTCGCGAGAAACCGCGGCGTGACACCGGGGGTCGTTGCCGACAAGTACGGGCGGGGCGGACTCGTGCTCCCGGCGCAGGCGCTCGCCGCTGGTATGGTCGACGCGACGATGACGCTCGCCGACTTCCTTTCCGGATCCGGAAACTGCGAGTTGTCGAAAAGTCAACGTTTTAACAATTTCGCAATTGACAATCCGTCAACTGCGGCGGAAAACGAAGAGAGCGAGATCGCAATCTCGAACCCGGAGGACAGAATGAACTTGACAGAGTTTTTGAAAGCCAACCCGGACGCCGCTGCCGAGATCGACTCGATCAAGGCCGCGTCGGAGCAGGCGGGGCGCGCTTGCGCGACTCTCGAGACGAACGAGCGCAACGGCTTCGCCTCGAAAATCCTGGCCTCCTCGGTGTACCCGGCATCGCTCAAGGGCATCGCCTCGGCGGTTCTCTCCGGCGAGCGCTCGGCGGAACACCTCAAGATCGCGGTCGACGTGTACGACGCGATGAAAGCCGAGGCCACGATCTCCGGAGCCGTCGCCGACAGCGCGGCCACCCCGGCAACCCCACCCCAAAACACCGAGCCGCTGTCCATGGACGGCGTTCTCCGCACCCCGGCAGACATCGACGCAGCCGCGGCCGCCATGAAGGCGGGGAGGTAGACAATGACCGTCCAGACCAGACTCGACATCGACAACGTCAATCTCGTCGTCTCCGGCGACACGTTCGTTCGCGAGGATGAGACGATTTCGCAGATCATCGGCCGCGCGGTTCCGATGCTCCACAATACGGTCGTCGCGCGCAACGGCGCGCAGTGGCTCCCGCTCCAGGTCGTGGACCCGGCGGGCGTGCCGGCGATCTGCACGTGCGGCGCGTTCGGCACCACGCTCGCCGTGATGCAGGGGATCACGGACGGCGACTTCGGGATCGAGGTCGACGGCGTCCACCTGCACGTCACCGGGTGTGACTTTTCCGACATCGACGCGCCGAGCGACCAGCCCGCGCGCCTCGTGTGCGGGACGAACGGCAGCGTCATCGGCGATTGGGACGGCGTGGCGAACGGCGCCTTCGGGATGACCGTCAACGGCATCGCGAGGACGTTCACCGGCCTCGACTTCAACACCGTCGCCGTGACCACGTTCGAGCAGTGCGCGTCGATCATCGACGACGCAACGATGCGCGTTGGCGTTCACTGCACCTACAACCGCGCGCTCAACGTGTTCGCGTTCGAGACGGTTCTCACCGGGCGCAACGCGAGCCTGACGGCGCTCATCGCCGCGGGCGGCACGGACATCTCCGGCGTCAACGCGCACCTCTTTTTGAACGGTGATGTGGCCGTCCCGGTGGCAGGCACCGGTGGCATCGGCGCGACGGTCGAGAGCGTCATCAACGAGCAGGCCGCGGGGCGGTTCACGGCGCGGTGGGATGCCGCCGCGAACGCCTACGTCTTTATCTCGCCGACCGTCGGCGAGGAGAGCGCGATCGGTCCTCTGACCGACACCGGCGGAGCCGGGACGGACATCTCGGGCGCCACGCGACTGAACGGCCTCACGGCCGTCGCGGTGCTCACCCCCGCGACCGGCATGGATGACGTGAACCTCCCGGCCGGCATCTACATCGGCGAGGACATCACGGCCGCAGCCATCGCCGCCGCGAACATCCCGAACTGCCCGATCCTGGTCGGCGGGACCGCGACCATCAACAGCACCGAGCTCGTGTTCGAGGGCGGCCTGACGCTCGCGACGCAGATCCCGACGCTGCACAAGCCGATCGGGGACGTCCTGCTCGGAATCGGCCTGACGCCGGAAACCTGCATCGACATCGCCGGCCACGAAAACGTGTAGGCGAGAGGAAAGAGGAGAAGAACAATGACAACTTGGACAGCAGCGCCTCTCGCCATGGACCCGTACTCGAGACTGCAAGCGCAGTCATTCGACGAGCGTGACTACATCGGTTGCTCCTCCGGCTTCCTGAGTTGGTTCGGGCGCCCCGGCTTCGGCTCGACGCAGTACAGCGACGTCGCGTCCGTGGTCGACATCGACATCATCCGCGGCAACCGCCGCACCGCGGCGCTCGTGCCGCGCGGCATGATTTCCCGTCCGCTCGGACCGACCCAGGCCGACACCGCCGCGACGCGGTACACGGCGTTCTCGCGCCGGTTTCCGCTCTCCCTCGAGATGGGATCGATCGCGGCTGACCAACTCGAATTCCGCGGCGTCGGGGAAAACCCGTACATGCCCGCGGATCACCTGACCCGCCTGCGGAGGCTCGCTCTCGACCACCACAAAGAACAGGTCAAGCGCACCGTGCGACTGTTCGAGGTGCTCGCGGCGCAATCGATCCTCACGGGTGTTCAGGACGCGATCATCGGCGGCGGCGCGGCGAATCAGTACGACTTCTGCCGCAACGCCACGCACTCCTTCGCGGCCGTCGCGAGTTGGGGTGTCGCCGGCTCGAACATCGTCCGCGATATCGAGCACGCGTGCACGCACATCCGCACGGATGCCAGTGTGAACCCGGACTTCATGCTGCTCGGTCAGACGGCCATGACCGGCATGCTGGCGAACACCGCGCTGCTCGCGACGTCGAACAACTTCCGCTTCAACTTCGTCAACCTCGGCGGCGTCTCCGCCGGCGGTTCGGTGGTCGGCCCGACGTCGATGCCCGCGAAGTTTCAGCCGATGGTCGACGGCGGCATGATCTTCCGCGGTACGCTCGAGACGCCGCAGGGATTCGTCCTCGCCGTGTTCACCTACATGGACACGTACACCGACGGCACCGGCACGGTGCAGCCGCTCATGCCGCTGACGGACTGCCTCATCGGTTCGAGCCAGGCGATCTGCGACCGGTACTTCGGGCCGCCCGAGCGCATCCCGATGACGCCGACCGAGCTCGCCGACAGGCGGTTCTACTTCGGCATCGAGCCCGGCCCGAGCATGGTTCCGGCGCTCAAAGGCGGGAGCGACATCATCACGCCGTCGATGTTCTACTTCGACGCGTACAAGTCCGGTCGACGCGAGATCACGATCGAGACGCAGAGCGCCCCGATCTTCGTCCCCACGATGACCGACGCCTGGGCGACGATAGACTGCACGTAGAAATCAGCGCGGCCCGGCCCGGCTCTTCCGGGTCGGGCACTCGGGAGAAGTGATGGTTGTCAACTCCAAAATGATCTGGCGCGGAAATCGGCGGTGCCGGTGCCTGTCCGCGATCGTCGCCTCCGTGGCAAAGTCTTATGTCGCCGGCGACGAGATCCCGGAAGGGACGATCGACGCGACTCGACAGGCCGCGATGATCGCTGACGGTCGGATCGAACTGGTACGCGCCGAGGCTCGGGCGGTTTATCAGACGCCACCTCGCGTCCAGATCATTCCACGCGTCGGGATCCCGCGAGAGCCGACTCCGGTGGTCGCGCCTATCGCGACTCCGGTTTCGGACTCATCTCGATTCTCGATCGCGGAGTCGACGCCGTTTGTCGCAACAGAGATCCCGGATGAGGTGCCCGTCACCGCTCCGGTGCGGTTGCGCCACTCGAACAAGAGGAAAAAATGAGCATCGAAAAACCGCGCGTTCGTCCGCACGTACCCGGCCCGACGGTCGAGTATTCGGACAAGGGCCGCCGCATCGTCGAGACCAATGTCGCGACGCCGGATGACAAGCCGGCGAAGGCGAAACGCGCCAACGACGAGGCGCCCGAGAAATGAATCTGAGGGAACAGGCCGAGGCCGATCTTGCGGTGACACTTGAGGACACCGCGCTTTTCGGCATGCTCGTCGAGTTGATCGCACCCGATGGCGAGGTGATCGCCGCGTCTGGTCAGGTGCTTTACGACTCGATGGAAACGAACGATCTCGGCCTGACCACCATCGTCCACAAGCCGGTCGTGACCTTGCGCCGGTCGTCCCTGTCCCGCATCCCGCTATCAACAGATCGTCCGCGTTGGGCCTGCCGCATTCCAGAGAGTCCGCTCGCGGGGGCGGCCGAGCGCACCTATCTCGTCGAGACGCCGAACGAGGGAGGCGGGTCGATTGGAATGATCCGCCTGTACCTCACGCGAGCCGAGCAGTCGGTGGCGCCGTGACGATGAAGTACCGCACGCTCAAGTCCGCCGTGGTCGCGATCCTCGGCGCTGCGGCCGCGGGCCGCTTCCGTGTCGTCGGGTACAAGCCACACGGAATGGCGGCGGAAGAGGCGCTCGGAGTTCTCCGCACCGTCCAGGTTTTTTACACGGGCGGTAAGTTCCCAAAAAACGCCGGGAGTCATCTCGGCCCGATGATGCACGACGTGACGCTCAAAATCGATCTCGCCGTGGCCAGTGCGACACAAGGCGACCTCGCCGCGCTCACCGATCCGGCGTCGACCGCTGCCGATTTTGCGGCCGCGCTCACGTCGTTTCAAGAGGCCGCCGAACTCGCGGACGCTGACCTCGACGAGCTCGCCGACATCGTGTGGCAGATCATCATGGACGGCCGCAACATCGACCTCGGAATGGGTGCCGGGAACGTGGCGAACCGCTGGATCGATGGCATCGACAAGACCGGCCCGGGGCCCCGTGGTGAGTACGTCGCGATGAGCGGCAGCATGGATCTCACGTGTCGCGTCTCCGAGTCTCTACTCGGCGATCCTGGGGTAGCAGCCGCGGCCACCGGCGCGGTGTTGACTGAAATCGAAACGAACATGCCGGACAGCGTCAGCGCGGACACCGCGCCAGCCGCCATTCTGGACGGAGGCATCTAATGACAATCGGAGTCAGCAGTTGGGCGGCAGGGATTGGCGTCGCCGTCGACAACAAGCAGTTCGCGAGCTCGGTGGAAATCCTCAAGCGAAAGCACCTCCTCGTCGGGCAGTACGACGTCGCTAAAACCACCGTCGTCGACCACGTCCCGCGGCTTGTCACGAGCCCGACCGAGGTCGCGTCCCTGTACGGCGTCGGCTCGCCGCTGCACCGCATGGCGATCGGCGCGAGCAACGGCTCATACTTCGACGTCGAGACATGGGTCGCGCCGCAGCCTGAAATACTGGCCGGCGTAAAGGCGGCCGCGACCGTCGTCTTCGGCGGCGGTCCCGCGACGAGCACCGGAACGATCGTCCTTTACATCATGGGGATTCCGGTGTCGATCCCGGTGGCGAGCGGCGATGCGGTTGCGGCGATCGGCGCCTCGGCTATCGCGGCGATCAACGCCATGCCCGAGCTCGGAGTTGTCGCAGCGGGCAACGCGTCCATGACCATCACGAGCAAGTACAAGGGCACGTGGGGCAACTACCAATCCGTGACGATGGCGTGGGATGGCGAAGAGCTTCCGACCGGCGGGCTGACCGTGACAATCACGCCGATGGCGGCCGGCGCTACCGACCCGTCAATCGCGGACGCACTCACGGCGCTTGGTACCGGCGACAGTGCAAACCAACTCGGGTTCACCGACGTGAACTTTGGCTTCGGTCTCGAGACCGACGCCACGATCAACGCGATCTCCACCTACGTCGGCGCGGGCAACGTCCAGACCGGGCTCTACTCGCCGACTGTCGGCCGCCCGTTCCGCGCTCTTTGGGGTTACACGGTGTCCACCGGAGTCGCCGGGACCGACCTCGCGAACCTCAAGACGCTCACCGACGACTTCACGACGAACCGCGCGTGTGGTCTCATTGCTGCCCCCGACAGTCCGCATCACCCGTGCGAGATCGCGTGTCAGGCGATGGGCGTCATGGCCCGGCTCAACTCGACACGCGCGGAGCAGTCGCCGCTCAACGTCACTCTCGCCGGCATCATCCCCGGGCGGCGCGCGTACGACTGGACCACCGAGTACGACAATCGCGACTACGCAGTCCAGAACGGTATCGGCACGACGATGGAGAAGGGCGGCGTGCTCACGATCCAGAACGTGCTCACGTTCTACCGTCCGTCCTCGATGCCGGTCGCCTCGAATGGCTACCGCTCGATGCGGAACATCTCGATCATCCAGAACATGCTCAACGCCGTCCGCGTGAACTTCCAGAACACCAAGTGGGACGGGTGCACGATCGTGGTCGATGTCGCAAAGGTCGGCAACGCGGTCTCCCGCGCGAAGGCGCGCGACCTCGGCGCCGTCACTGACGACCTCCTCGCGCTCGTGACCGGGTTCGGGAATCGCGCCTGGATCTACAGCGCGCAGTGGAGCAAGGACAAGATCGCGGCGGGCGGTCTTGTGACGATCCGCTCCGGAGCTAACGGCTTTGACTGCACGATCCCTGCCCTGCTCTCGGGTGAGGCCGGAATCTTCAACACCGTGATCGAGTTTGACACCTCGCTCGCGGTCCTGCTCGGTTGATAAGGAGTCGAACATGGCAGCCAAGGACATCGCGGGCAGCATCCGGAAGGTCTCGGTCAACGGGATCGTCTACAGGACAGCCGCCGATTGCAACATCACGATGCCGATCTCGAACTACGAGACCACCGCGGTCCCGAGCTCGGGCGACAACATGCTCAAGATGGTCAAGCGTGCTCTCAACCTCGAGGGGCTCGTGCTCATCACGAACGCCGACGAGCGCGCGCAGCTCAAGCTCGAGGCCGAGTCCCTCGGCACGTACACGTTGAGCGTGAGCAACGCCGCGGGCGACACGGATCGCGCGGTCGGCAAGATCAACATCGAGAGCCACGAGACCGAAGAGAACCGCACGGCGATCCAGATGATCCCGGTCAACGACTGGACCACCTCGATCGCAGAGATCGTCTAGCCCGAATCCTCGCGCGAGCCCGGCTTTCGCGGGGCGTAGTCAACCACCGGAGGGGAAATGGAAACTGTCAACCGACTGTCCGAGGAGTCAGCGAGAGCCCAGGTGCTCAAGCTGTTCGAGGCGTTCGAGGTGCCGCTTGAAGTCGAGAACGACGACGGCGTCAAGGCCGCCGATCCATTCATCGCGAAGCTCACGGCCGCGGCCGTCAAGGGTCGCCTCGAGGTTAACGGCGAGCTCGACGACGTGGCTGTGACGCAGCATCTTCGCCGCGCCGTCGCCGGAACAAAGTCGGTCGTCTGGAATTGGTCGCGCCTCGGCATGGGCAAGGCGCGCGTCAAGATCGCGTCCGAGGGTGTGTTGCCGTTCGCGCAGGTGTACGCCACGGCCGCGCCTATGATCGGCTACGACGTGTCGGAAATCCAAAAGATGCACCCGGTGGACCTCTCGCTCGTCGAGGATCTCGCCGGTTTTTTTCGGCGCATCTGACGACGCAGGTCGCGCAGTGGCGATCGCGTCTGTTCTTTCGAGGTGTGCAGCCTGGCGAGATTGAGCGGATGGATTTTTTCTCGTTGCGGTATTGGGGTGAGATGGCCGAGATTGAGGATGAGGCGCGAAAAAAGATCGCGCGCAACCCGCCCG